TGACACTACACTATGGACTAAAAAAAGATTACTTAAACCAGTCTACTTACTCAAGGAAAACCAAGCAACAAGAATAAATTTAAATTAGTTTATTAAACAATTTGTTTATATCGTTTAATTGTTTATTTTTATTAAATGATTTTACTTATAGACGCAGACAGTTTAATCTTTGCAAGTTGCTACAGAACAAGAGATGAAGAAAACGATGACCCTTACTATAGAGATATAGAAGATTCTATTGCTAAATTCGATGAACAATATATGAAGATTGTAAACGACCTTGAAGAAGATTACGAAATAGAAAAAGTAATTACATTTAATGGAAGCAAAGGAAACTTTAGAAAAATACTAACACCAGTATATAAAGCAAACAGAAAGAAACAAGAGTTACCTCCATTACTTCACGATATGCATCAATACGTTAAAGATACTTTTAACAGTAAATTTGTATATGGATTAGAAACAGATGACCTTGTAGCTAAATACTGGCAAACACTATCAAATGAATTTGGAAGGGATAATGTAATGATTGTAAGTATAGATAAGGACTACAAACAATTTCCTTGCTTAATGTATAACTATCACTACAAACATAGGGTAGTATTAGATATAAGCGAACAAGAAGCATTGTATAACTTCTACGAACAATGTATAGTAGGAGATACAGCAGACAACGTAAACTACTTTAAAGGCAAAGGTAAAAAGTTTGCAGAAAAATATTATGCAGATTGCAAAACTAAATATCAATACACAAAGAAACTATACGAACTATTTAAAGAAAAATACAAAGGCAAAGCAAGACAGAAATATACAGAATGTTATAACCTTTTAAAATTAAGAACAGAATGATAGCAAAATTATTAAGCAGATTAGGAATTGAAGTTTGGAAGGATATACCAGAATATGAAGGTTTATATCAAGTAAGTAATTTAGGCAATGTAAGAAGTTTTAAATTTAATAAAATTAGATATATTAAATATTTAAATTCTAAAGGCAGGTATGCAGTTGGCTTGATTAAAAATAAAATAAAAACTTCAAACATTAGAGTTTCAGCTTTAGTTGCAAAAGCATTTTTAAATCATAAAAGATGTGGTCATAAATTAGTAGTTGACCATATTGATAATAATAAAATAAATGACAAATTATATAATTTACAAGTAATTACACAAAGAGAAAATTTAACAAAAGATAAAAAAAATAAAAGTGGCTATACTGGAGTTTATAAGACTACTGATGGCTACGCTTATTATTCTCAAATAAGAATTGGTAAAAATAAAAAATATTTAGGTAGATTCAAAAGTAAAATAGAAGCATCACAAGCATATCAACAAGAATTAAATAAAATAAATAATGAATAAAGAAAACGAATGGGCTAATGAATTAATTGTTTACAATGATTGGTCAGTACAAAATGAAATTGCTCAAAAAGTAATACAGCTTTCAGGTATTAATATATTTGAAAAAACAAGAAAAAGAGAAGTAGTAGAAATGCGAGGATTGTTCTTCTACATATTAAGAGAAAAAGTAAATATGGGATGGACTGAAATAGCAAGATACTTTGAAGATTCAGGAACACCTATAAACCACGCAACAGTTATGCATTCATTGAAAAACTTTGATGTGTACAAATCAACAAATAAAAAGGTTCAAGAAATAGAAGAAATGATTGTACTTAAAACAAGTATGAATTTAAAAGGAATAAATAGAGAAAACTATTTAGAAGTAAAATGTAAAGAACTTGAAGAAGAAATAAATAGATTAAAAAACGAAACACCATTATATAAGTTAGTAAATCAAATACCTAAACATTTAGAAGGAGAAGCATTAACAAGAATTGAATTACTTATAAAAGGATGGGAATGGAAATATAAAGATAGTTCTACAGCTTATGCAGGGGAATAAAATAAAAGAACAATCGCTTCTAAAAATTCAATCTAAAATATGGGAACAAAAAAGATTGATAAAAGAATTAGAAGATGACATTGAAAAAGATAATAACATTGAATTTGAAATAGTAGAATTACAATTTAACAATGCTATCAATCAATTAGAGATATACGAACATATAAAAAAAGCAATACAGAATTATGACACAACAGGAATTTAAAGAAACAAAGAAATATCTATTAGACAAATGTCAAGAAATAATGGATGCAAAACAACCTGAATACACACAAAAGAATATAGACATTCTAAACAACTTTAAATGTTCTGCAAAGTTTATAGGAATAGAACCTATGGAAGTATGGGCAGTATTCTTCAACAAACACATACAAGCAATACTCACACACGCAGGAGACCCAACTATGCCACAAGCAGAACCAATAGAAAGTAGATATGCAGACGCTATAAACTATTTACTATTAGGATTTAGTATTCTACAAGACAGACCTAAAAAAGACATCATTTCAGGAACTGAATAAATTAAGTTAAAAATTACGTTATATAGATATATAGAATTAATTAATTAATATTTTATTAATTGTGGATAATAGAAAAAACAATGGTGGTCATTCAACAAAAGGCTTTGCAGGTAGACCTAAAAAAGCAGATGAATTAAAGCTAATAGAAAAACTTGATGCCTTAATAGATAATGAAGAAGTAATTAAAACTTTAGGTAAACAAATAATAAAAGGAGATTCAAGAGCAATGAATTTATACTTTGGTTATAGATATGGTAAACCTAAAGAATCTGTAGATATATCTTCAAGTGATGGCTTTAATGTAAACTTTAGAGACCTAATCAAATTTAAGTGATTGAAATAAATAAAAAGTATTCTCCTATTGCAGAATCAGATGGGAGGTACTTTATAGTAACAGGAGGGCGTGGTTCTGGTAAATCATTTTCTATAAACCTTCTATTAGTTCTTTTAACTTATGAAGCTGGACATACTATTCTGTTTACTCGTTATACTTTATCTTCTACTTATATTTCTATTATTCCTGAATTTATTGAGAAACTTGAATTGCTTAAAATCTTTGATGACTTTCATATCACAAAAGATGAAATAAGAAATAAGCGTTCTGGAAGCAAGATAATATTCAAAGGTATCAAAACATCAAGTGGAGACCAAACAGCTAACCTAAAGTCATTACAAGGCGTTACAACGTTTGTATTAGATGAAGCAGAAGAACTAACAAGTGAAGATACATTTGACAAAATAGATTTATCAGTAAGACAACAGGGTAAACACAATAGAGTTATACTAATATTAAATCCCACAACTAAAGAACATTGGATATACAAAAGATTCTTTGAGGATAAAGGAATACAAGAAGGTACTAATGAATCTAAAGATAATATCACTTACATACACACAACCTATTTAGATAACTTAAAGAACCTATCAGAAAGTTATATAAACCAAATAGAGAACATTAAACAACGCAGACCTGAAAAATATAAACATCAAATGCTTGGAGGGTGGTTAAATAAAGCTGAAGGTGTAATATTTACTAATTGGTCAATAGGTAAGTTCAAGGAAGTAGGAGTTCCTGTATATGGTCAAGATTATGGATTTGCAGCAGACGAAAATACCCTTGTAAAAACAAGTATAGATACAGCTAATAAAATAATATATTTAGAAGAATGCTTTTTTCTAAAAACATTAACAACAAGTGAGATAGCGAGGCTTAATTTAAAACACGCAAAAGATAGTTTAATAATAGGCGATAGTGCAGAAAAACGTCTAATTTATGAGCTAAAACAACGTGGCTGTAATATTGTAGAAGCAATTAAAGGAGCTGGGTCAGTTACCTTTGGAATTGCTTTAATGCAAGATTATGACCTTGTCGTTACAGAAGATTCAATAAACTTAATCAAAGAACTAAACAACTATAGTTGGCTTGAGAAGAAATCTAAAACACCAATTGATAAATTTAACCATTTGCTTGATGCTATTAGAATGGCAGTAAGCTACCAGCTACAGAATCCTAACAGGGGCAAATACTATATACAATAATGGAATGTAAAAAATGTAAACAGACAATGACTATATATTCAGGTAAAGATAATAAGGACTACTACTACTGTAGGGAATGTGATATTATAGAATTTAAATAAACTTTATTAACTTTTTTGTTATTTGTTTTGTATATTGCATATATGAAGTTAACAAAAGAACAAATTGAAATAGCAGAAAAAGAACATACGTTTATGTTAATATTCGAACCTGATTCGAGGAGGTATAGTAAAACATTATG